CATTCAAAAAATAAATTACTCAAAATACAGCGAGGGTGTAGTTAAGGGATGAGGTGAGATAAATGAACATAGAGAAAGATAAGAAAATCAAATCAGAAATAAAGAGACTTACAGCTATATTGAAAGAGTTAGACAAGAATACAATTAAAGGCGTAAAGTCACTTATTGAGAATGCTGCATTTATGTCAGTAACTCTCACAGAACTACAAGACACAATAAACCTTGAAGGCCCAGTATCAGAATATAAGAATGGTGAGAATCAATATGGAACTAAAAAATCTCCTGAGGTAGAGATATATAATACTATGGTTAAAAATCATATGGCAATAATGCGACAACTGACAGACTTACTGCCTAAGACAAATGGGGTGGTTGAAGATGATGGATTCGACAAATTCGTTTCTAGAAGATAATCCGATAAGAGAATACTGGCAAGACATAATTAAAAAGAAAGTTGTAGTATCCAAAAAGATAAAAGCTACTTATAAGAAGATTATCAATGACTTAGATAATCCTAAAGACTTCTACTATGATGATATGAGAGCAAAACACGCAGTATATTTTATAGAAGAATATTGCAGACACTCACAGGGAGAACTAGGCGGTCAAAAGATTAAACTAGAAACATGGCAACGAGCAATGATAAGCACAATATTTGGATTTGTAGACAATGATGGATATAGGAAATATCGAAGAGCAATATGGATTGTAGGGAAGAAAAATGGTAAGTCATTAATTGCCTCAGCAGTAGGCTTGTACTTACAAATAGCAGATGGAGAGATGGGACCAGAGATAGTAAGTGCTGCAACAACAAGAGACCAAGCTAAGAAGATATGGGAAGCAGCAAGAGCTATGGTAATGATGTCACCAGTACTTAAAAAACGAATAAAGCCTCTAACTAGCGAACTATCTAGTAAGGCTTTTAATTTTGGAACATTTAAGCCATTGTCAAGTGATTACAATACTTTGGATGGTTTAAATCTACATGGAGTGCTTTTAGATGAAATCCAGCAGTGGAAAAATGGCCTTGCATTATATGACATATTAGCAAGGGGTATCTCTTCAAGGAAACAGCCTTTAATATTTATAACTACAACAGCAGGAACTATAAGAGAAGATATATATGACATTATTTATGATGAATGTGAGTTATTGATAAATGGATATGGAGATCCTTCAGGATATAAAGATGAAAGGACCATAGCTTTTATATACGAAATAGATTCTAGAAAAGAATGGGTAAATCCTAAGATGTGGCAAAAAGCCAATCCTGGACTTTCAACAATTAAAAACCTAAACATACTAGAAAATGAAGTAGCTAAGGCAAAAGAAAATCCATTACTGGTTAAGAACTTGCTTTGTAAAGATTTTAATATAAGAGAGACATCCACAGAGGCTTGGTTATCATTTGAGCAGTTGAACAATGCATCGTTATTTGATTTAAAAAAATTAAAGCCAAGATATGGAATAGGCGGAGCTGACTTATCTAGTACCACAGACCTTACAAATGCAACTGTAGTTTTTATGGTGCCAAATAACAAGACAATTCATGTATTGCAAATGTATTGGTTGCCAGAGGATTTATTAGAGCAAAGAACTAGAGAAGATAAAATTCCGTATGACATATGGAAAGACATGGGTTTATTAAGGACAACTCCAGGTAATAAAGTACATCATAATTTTGTTACAGAATGGTTTGTTGAAGTTCAAAATGAACTAGACATATATATTCCATGGGTTGGCTATGATAGCTGGAGTGCTACTTACTGGGTAGAGGAAATGAAGGACAACTTTGGGAAAGAATCAATGGAGCCAGTAATCCAAGGTAAGAAAACACTGTCAGGGCCTATGCATTCATTAGGAGCAGATTTAGAGGCTAATAAAATAAATTATAATAATAATCCTATATTAAAGTGGTGCCTTTCAAATACAAGTGTAGAGGTAGACAAGAATATGAATATACAGCCAAGTAAAGGTAAGAATCAAAGGAAGAGAATAGATGGGATGGCGGGATTGTTGAATGCATATGTAACCTTAGAGAGACATTATGAGGATTATATAAATATGATTTAAGGAGGTGAAAATTTGGGTTTGTTCGATAGATTTAAAAATAATGTTACAGTAACGAAATACGAAATGGTAACAGATCAAGGAGGTGGTTATTATTCTTGGAATGGCAACCTTTATCAATCTGACATAGTAAGGGCAGCAATAAGGCCTAAAGTTAGAGCGATAGGTAAATCCATAGCAAAGCACATAAGAGACGATGGGAACAGCTTACAAATCAATCCAGAGCCATATATGAGATTCTTATTAGAAGAGCCTAATCCATATATGACAGGACAGATGCTACAGGAGAAACTAGCAACACAATTAGAATTGAATAATAATGCATTTGCGTTAATACAAAGGGATGAGTATGATTACCCAATTTCAATATACCCGCTTGTATCATCAAAGTGTGATTTATTGAGAAACAAATCAGGTGAGTTATTCCTGAGGTTTTATATTAAAAATAAATTTTATACATTCCGATATTCAGACATAATACATTTAAGAAAAGACTTTAATGAGAATGAGATATTTGGCGAATCTCCAGCCACAACACTAGCTCCACTTATGGAAATAGTAAACACAACCGATCAAGGTATAGTTAAGGCCATTAAAAACTCAAATGTTATAAGGTGGTTACTGAAATACAATTCAACATTAAGGCCAGAAGATTTGAAGAAAAACACAAAAGACTTTGTAGATAGTTTTTTAAATACAGCAACATCCGAAGTAGTAGGAGCTGCTGCAACAGATAGTAAAGTAGATGCTACACAGATAGAGCCAAAAGACTATGTACCTAATGCAATTCAAATGGATAAAACAGTTCAAAGGATATTGTCATTCTTTAATACTAATATGAAGATAATTCAAGCTAGTTATTCAGAGGATGAATGGATATCCTATTATGAAACAAGTATAGAGCCTGACATTATGCAACTAAGTGGAGAATATTCAAGAAAGTTGTTTAGTCGCAGACAGAGAGGATTTGGAAACAAGATAGTATTCGAAAGTTCTAGTTTAACATTTGCATCTATGAGTACGAAGTTAGGCTTATCTAAATTTGTAGAGTTGGGAATATTTAGTCCTAATGAGGTAAGACAGATTATGAGCTACTCACCAAGAGAAGGCGGAGATGAGTATGTTAGAAGATTAGACACAAGGCCGACAACTGAATAAGTATATATAGATACACCATTAGGGTGTATTTTTTCTTGAGAGGAGGTGAGGGAATGGCTAGAAAGATACCTATAAAAGGAGTAATTATACCCAATGATGAACAATGGATATATGACATGTTTGACATTGAAGCTACAAGCCCTGGAAAGGTGAGTAAATTAATAGAAGATGCTAATAATGAAGATTTAGTAGTAGATATTAACTCAGGCGGTGGAAGTGTATTTGCAGGAAGTGAGATTTACACAGCATTAAAATCTTACGAAGGACATGTAACTATAAAGATAGTTGGTATTGCTGCTAGTGCTGCATCTGTGATAGCAATGGCAGGAGATAAAGTACAAATGTCGCCAACAGCTCAAATTATGATCCACAATGTCAGTACAAGAGCAGAAGGCGATCATAAAGATATGTCACATACATCAGAGATATTAAAGACAGCAAACGAAACTATTGCAAATGCTTATCGCATAAAGTCAGGTATGGACCAAGAGGATATACTTTCAATGATGGATTATGAAACTTGGTTGTCACCAGCAAAAGCGAAAGAATATGGCCTTATAGATGAAGTGTTATTTGAAAATGATATACAATTAGTAGCTAATTATGATGGAGTGGGAACACTACCAAGAGAAACTATAGAAAACATCAGAAACAAAGTAGCACTAGAAAAAGAAACAGAAATGAATAAAGCAAAAGCAAAACTAAAACTATTAAATTTAACAGTAAAGGAGCTGGAATAGTGGATAAAATAATGTACATGGAACAAAGAGCAGAGCTGACACAACAAGCAACACAATTATTAAATGAATCTAAAGTAGAAGAATCAAATGCAATCATGGTTAAGATGGAAGAATTAGACAACAAATGGGAAGAAGTAAAGCTAGAAAATGCAAATAAAGCAGCATTAGAAGATGTTAAGAAACCGCTTAACATGGAAAAGAATAACTTAAAATTTGAGGAGGCTGAAATAATGGAAAATATCAACATTAAAGAAATGGATGCAATGGAAGTAGTAGCTACAAATGAGTATAAGAACGCATTTTTAAAGAAATTACAAGGTAAAGAATTGACACAACAAGAAAACGCATTAGTAACAGCAGCAGGAGCAATACCAACTGAAACAATGAATAAAATTGTTGAGAAAATGGAATTTGTAGCTCCAATACTAGGCAAGATTGATTTAACTAGAATACCTAGCAATCTTTCAATCCCAGTAGAAACTACAGTTAATGACGCATCATGGGTTGCAATGGGAACTGCATCAACTGATTCAGAAGATGTTTTAGGAACAATAAGCCTTGCAGCTTACAAATTAATAAAGACAGTTGAAATAGGAGCAGATGTTGAAATAATGGCAATCCCAGTATTTGAGAATTATTTAGTAGATAGATTAGCTCATAAAATGGCTAAAGCGTTAGAAAATGCAGTTATAAATGGAACAGGTAGCTCACAGCCTACTGGACTATTAAAAGCAAGTGTAATTACTAATACAGGGACATATACAAAAGTTGGAATGACATACGCAGATCTATTGACTATAATTGGAGATCTTCCAGATCATGGATATAGAGCAGGAGCAGCATTTGTTATGCCTTCCGCATTATTCTATTCAGATGTAATCCCAGCACTTACTGATAAAGGCTCAGGATTGGATGTTCAAGCAGTAGAGAAAATGAAAGTATTAGGTTATGATGTAATATTATGCGACAGAGTAGCAGCAGGCACTGTTATATTTGGTAATCTTGAAAACTATGCAATGAATCTAGCATCAGATGTAAAAATTGAAGCTGATAAGTCAGTAGGATTTAGATCAGGCTCAACTGTTTACAGAGCAATGGCTCTTGCAGATGGTAAGGTTAAAAACGCTGCAGCATTCAACGCATACACTAGAGCAACTTCATAATAAAGAGACGGTTAATTCCGTTTCTTTATTTTTATATAAAGAGGTGATTAAATGGAAATCAAAATGACAGAGAATACATGGTTAATGGGTAAACTCTATAAAATGGGGTTTGTTTATGATGTGACCGAGGAAATTCAAGATTATTTAAAAGATAAAAGCATTACCATTAAAGAGAAAAAATCCACCACTAAAGCAAAAAAAAGTAGGTGATTAAATGTTAGATAGTGTTAAATTATCACTAAGAATAAAAAACACAGCTTTTGATACTGAAATATTAGAACTTATAGATGCCGCTAAACTTGATTTAGGGATTAGCGGAGTTGAAAAGATTGATGAGTTAGATGGTTTGATTATCCACGCAATAAAAACATATGTAAAAGCCAATTTCGGTTGGGATAATCCAGATGCTGAAAGATTGCAAGAATCTTATTTGATGTTGAAACAACATTTATCTTTAAGTGGTGATTATAATGTTGTGGTGTGATGTAGCAAACTTAGTTAGTTATACAGAAACTACGAATGGTATGGGAGACACTATAACTACTGAATCATTAAGAGAGGTATTTGTTAATAAAAAATCTATTAGACAGAGTGAATACTATCAAGCACTATCAACAGGATTAAAGCCTGAGATAATGTTTGAAGTGAGAGCTATTGACTACCAAGACGAAGAAAATATATCTTACAATGGCAAACTATACAACATACTAAGAACTTACTCTAAGAATGGAGAAGTTACTGAGCTTATCTGTCAGGCGGTGATTTAATGCCAATGCCGAAATCAGTTATTAAGATGAACAAAAAAGATGGAGTTACATTTACAAGCAATATTGATGCAGTTAGTTATTCACTACATGAATTATCCAGAGCAGCTCTTAGAGATGTTGGAAAGTTTGTTACTAAAGAGGCTAGAAAGAAAATCAAAAGAAGAACTGGTAGAGGTGCGAAGAATG